GTTACAAAGCCAAGTCGACAGCAGCGATCGCGACGAACAGGGACGCTTTAGTTATTGGCCGTACAAGGAGCCGTTGCCGGTTCTGCTCGAACTCGAGCAGAAAGACCGTTTCGTTTTCAGCGGCCAATATCAGCAGATTCCCTCACCGTTAGGCGGCGGGATCTTCAAGGGCCAGTTCTTTCAGCGGTACACAGTGCCGCCGGCGATGAAGTTTCGCAAGATCTACGCCGACACGGCGCAGAAGACCGGCGAGCGCAACGATTACAGCGTTTTCGAGTGCTGGGGCAAGTCCGAGAACGGCCGCATTTACCTGCTGGATCTGATTCGCGGAAAGTGGCCGGCACCGGAGTTGAAGCGCCGCGCGATCGCCTTTTGGGAAAAGCACAAGCCGGTGGGAGATCACGACTCCCCGTTGCGCGCGATGTATGTGGAGGACAAGTCCAGCGGTACCGGGCTGATTCAGGACATTCAGGAGACGGGCGGCATTCCGGTCAAGGGAGTGCAGCGGTCCACCGACAAGCTCACCCGCGCGATGGATGTGGTGAGTCACATCGAATCTGGGTTGGTTTATATCCCGGCCGATGCGCCCTACGTGAGCGACTTCGTGAACGAGTGCGAAGGGTTCACCGCCGATAACACCCATGCTTTCGACGATCAGATCGATCCGATGATCGATGCGATCAACGATCTGCTGGCCAAGAAGCACAGCATCTACGACGTGCTGTGAGGGAGCCTAATGTGGCCGAGCCGACCATCCTCTACAACCCGGTCACACAGAGCTTCTTTTGCTTTGGTTGCCGGACCATCGTTGAAGTACGGCGCAGCGTGGCGGAACACCCGGAAAAGCTGATGGAGGAGAAGGAGTCGGTGATGCTGAACCATAGCGAGTGCCGTGGAGTTTCTAAACGTGACAGGGAGTTTCTAAATGAACGCTGCACCAATGAACGCTATATCTGAGAAACCCGAGCTGATGTGCAAGCTCTATTCCAACGGCGGAATGCCGATCGTGTCGAAGCTGGCTAAGAAGTTCCCGACGTTGAGCCGGCGGCATCGCCGGGAGTTGGCACGCCAGATCCGGAAGACGAACGCAACCGCAACGCCGGCGGCGCAGTAAGCTGGACTAGCAGCGGGTACGGTCAAGAACACGCAGACCGGTCTCGAACGGTGAATTCCACCCCTTGCTGCGGGAAGGCCACCTTAACTGGTGGCTTTCTTATGTCTGTGAAAGATTCGCCTCGCCTCGCGGCGGGGCCTTTTGTTTGGACTGAACTGAGGGCACATGAGCAAACGCAACGTGAAATCGGTGGGCGCTGCCCTCTCGCGCACCAACCGTCCGATTGCGAATGACTCACGCCGGCGCACCGCGGTCGACGGCCTGGAGAACTTCGTCGCTGGACTCGGTGGCAGCCAGGACAAGCGCAGCTACACCCATTACGGCGTCGTCATTCCTAAGACCCGCGTGGAGCTGGAGGCGATGTACCGCACCAGTTGGCTGGCCAAGCGAATCGTCAACACGGTAGCCGACGACATGACCGGCAACTGGCGCAGCTTTAAGTTCGGCGACGCGGACCAGAACCCCCGCCTCGAGGCGCTGAAGCAGGCAGAAAAGAAGCTGAAGGTAAAGCATCGCTTCAATGAGGCGACGCGCTGGGGCAGGCTTTACGGCGGCTGCCTGATGATTCTGGGTACCAAGGACGCCATCAACCCAGAGGACATGGCAACCCCGCTGATTGCGGAGAACGTCCGCAAGGGCGACCTGCAGTACATTCACGTCCTCGATCGCTGGCGCTGCGCACCGTCCGGCCCGGTCGAGACCGACATGACTTCGCCGGCGTTTGGAATGCCGTTGAGCTACATCATCGCGGAGAGCGCGGTTGAGATTCACCATTCGCGCGTGATCCGCTTCGGCGGGGAAAAGCTGCCTTACTTCGAGTGGCTGCGGAACGCGCGCTGGGACGACTCTGTCCTTGAGCACACGCTGAACTCGCTGATGAACTACGACACGACTTCGGCCGCGATCGCGACCATGATGTTTGAAGCCAACGTCGACGTCATCAAGTCCGATGACATCACTGAGCTGCTGTCGAGCGCGAAGGGCGAAGAAAAGCTACGGCGCCGGTTTGCGGCCGCGGCTCTGATGAAGTCGTTTAACCGGGCTTTCCTCCTGGACAAAGAGGAGGAGTACGAAAAAAAGTCTAATAACTTCGCCAACCTGGACAAGCTCTGGGAGAAGTACGCGATCGACGTGTGCGGCGCCAGCGGGATCGGAATGACAAGGCTCTTCGGCCAGTCGGCATCCGGACTGAACGCCACTGGTGAAGGCGACGATGAAGTCCATTACAAGATGATCTCTGGTAAGCAGGAAGCCGAGCTGGCTCCGCAGCTTGACCACTTCGACCAGGTGTTTGTGCGCTCCACGCTGGGCACCATGCCGGACGATTACGAGAGCCAGTTCAACCCGCTCGCCGAGACTAGCGATGAGGACGAATCCACCATCGGTTTCCAGAACGCGCAGCGCGACAAGATCTATCTAGAGGCTGGCGTGATCACCGAGGGTCTGGCTGCCAGCGAGTTGAAGGCGCGCGGCACTTACCGCTCGATGTCAACTGACGATGTGGAGCTCGCGATGGAGCTGAGCGAGCAGGCAAAGGACGCGCGCGACGCGGGCTTTGAGGCGCAGGCGAAGGGCTTGAATAACCCGAATCCCCCGGCAGCTACTCCGAACGCGCCTGCAGCGGCCCCTGGCCCAGCAGCGCCGCCTCCTGTAAAGAATGGCAAGAAGAAGAACGCTGAGCCGGCGGCGACCGGCCCGAAGGAAGCAGTCTAGTCCGTGGCGACGATCAATCTGAGCCTGTTTACCAAGCTGCATCCCCACGCGGCGAAGATCCGCAATCGCCGGCGGGTATTAAAAGGCGTCCGGCCGTCGCGGAAGAACGAACTTTGGTACAAGGCTGAGCTGCTCAAGATCGTGCGGCTGTTACATAAGTCGGCCGAACGGCACCTGCTGCCAGAACTGAAGCACCTGACCTATGGCAACGTGGCCGGCAAATCGGCCCAGACCAAGCATGTAGGCGACTCGACCCCGCCCACGGTCAAGCACGTGTTGGGCAAGATGCAATCGGAGTTTACCGGCATCGACGGCGTAGCCCAGCGGCTGGCCAAGTCGGCGGTGCAACGCAACCTGAAAGCCGTGGACGACGGGCTGAGGGCGGCGATCAAGCAGAACGTCGGTGTGGACATCTCGGGCATCTTTGCCAACGACGTCGAGATCCGCACGGCCATGCAGGCGGCGCTCAAGGCGAATGTCGAACTGATCACCTCAATTCCGGATCAGTATTTCGAGAAGCTAGAAAAGGCTGTCAGCGACAACTGGATCGACGGCATGAGCTACGAAGACGTGGCCGCCGCGGTGCAACATGTCACCGATATCACCGAGAGCCGGGCCAAGCTCATTGGCCGCGACCAGACTTCGAAGATGAACGGCGCGTTCAACGGGATTCGCCAGCAATCGGTGGGTATTGAGAAGTACATCTGGCGGACCTCGGAAGACGAGCGGGTTCGCGATTCGCACGCCGAACTGGACGGCCAAACGTTTCGCTGGGACGATCCGCCGGCAGAGACTGGCAACCCAGGCGAGGATGTGCTCTGCCGCTGTGTGGCGGAAGCCGTGTTTGACCTGGACGAGCAAGAACAGGAGCTGGCAAATGAAGCTGGAGCTTAAAGCGCAGAGCTGCACGGCGTGTGACCGCGCGGAACTGACGTCGCGCGTTATCACCGATGAAGGCTTTCTCGTGGCGCCCGCAGTGATTGCGCGTACCGGCGTGCAAACCTACAAGGCTCGCGAGTTGGGCATCGCCGCTGATGGTCTTGACCCGAACACGCCGATTCGTCTCTATCGCCCCGCCGAAGAGGTGTTTGCTCCGGACAGCATTGAGAGCTTCCAGAACCTTCCGCTAACCGTAAAACATCCCGCGGGCAATCGCGTTACGGCCGCCAACTGGAAATCTGTTTCAGTGGGCGACATGAGAGACCCTGCACGAAATGGGGAGACGCTGGGCGGGCGAGTTACGGTACGGGATGCGGCGGCCGTAAAGTCGCTCAATGGCCGGCGGGCATATACATCCGCGGGTTATACCTTCGAACTCGACCCTACGCCTGGCACGGCCGCCGATGGGCAAGAGTATGACGCGGTGATGCGCAAAATTCGCGGCAACCATGCGGCAATCGACGTGGGTTCGCCGCGAGGTGGTCCCGTCTGCCGAATCGCAGACTCAATTCAAACAGGAGCTAAAGCAATGCGGAAATTTGTAGTGGACGGGATCTCGATCGAGATCGAAGACAGCACCACCGCCGACGTGTTCGCCAAAATGCAGGGCGAGCGCGATACGGCCACCCAGAAACTCACCACCAAGGTTAAGGTCGGCGACAAGGAATTTGCCGTCGGCGACGCTGCTGCCATCCAGACGGCCGTGGACGGGCTTGCCAAAGAAAACACCGAGCTGAAGGCCGCGGCGGTTACTCCGGCGCAGGTCGAGCAGCGCGTTGCAGCCCGCGTCAAGCTGGTGGGCGACTCACTGACTCTTGTTCCGAAGATGGTTGTGGACGGCAAGACCGACGTCCAGATCCAGCGCGAAGTCATTGCCACCGTTTCCGCTACTAACGAAGGCGCGAAGTCCGTTGTCGACGCCGTCATGGGCGGTGTGGCCGTGGACGCTGCCGATCCGGCGTTGCTCGCCATCGCCTTCCGCACGTTGACCGCTGCAGCTCCCAAGGCTGCTGGCACTTCGCGGACCGCTGCCGACGCGGCACTTTCCGCCGCACTGGTTGGCGCCGCAGGCAAGGGAGTCGTCGACAACAAGCCCTCGGGCCGCGACGCCTACAACGACCGCAACAACAACGCCTGGGACACAAGCAAGAAGTAAGAATTCAGCCTTTCTGGCTTTATGCCTTTCTGGCTTCGATAACACCAAGGAATCAAGCGCTGAGGCGCTAAGGAGATCCACGCTATGACTATGCCCAATCTTTCGACCCCCGGCGGCGGCGGGAGCGGTTTTCTCCGCGCGCCCGGCTATGACGGGATGGACGTTGACCAGAACCCTTCCGTCACGGATTCGTTCACCAACGACCAGGCGATTGCAATTCAGTTTGGCTACGCGGTTGCGCGCTCGCTGGCCGATAACACCTGCAAGGCTCCGACGTTGGACACCGACCCGATCATCGGCCTGGCATCGCGTCACGCCATCATGCCCACCCAGGGCTATGGCGACGGCGGCACCAACCAGGTGCAGTACAGCCAATGGGCAACGGTCCCGGTGAAGCGCGAGGGCCGGATCTACAAAGTTCCCGCCGAGAACGTGACGCGCGGCGATATTGTCGTTTCTCTGACCGCGCAGAACGGCGCACTCGGCTCGGCCGCGAATAACCTGCTGGCCACGGCAAACGCTGCTCTCGCTGGCAATGCAAAGGCCACCGGCACTATCACCATGACCAACCAGCCCGTCGCGGGCGATACGGTCACTGTGAACGGCGTGGTCTTGACGTTCGTTGCTGCTGGCGCAGTCAATGGCCAGGTGAACCTGGGCGTGGACAAGAACCACACCGCGACGAACCTGCAGGCGGTTCTTTCCGAGTCGGTCAACCCGCTGCTCACCGTGGCGGACTATACGGTTTCCGGCGCGGTGGTCACCATCGTCGGCCTGCTTGGCGGCGTGGCGGATAACGCCTTCACCCTGGCCACCAGCGACGCGGCCAACATCGCAGTGAGCGGAGCAACCCTGGCAAGCGGCGCGGCAAACACCGGCAACGCCACCATCGCCATGGGCGGGCAGCCCACCACCAACCTGGCCAAGAACGGCGTCTACACTGCCGTGTGCGTCACGGCTACCACCGCGGCGGTCTATGACCCCAACGGCGCTTATGTGGGGCTGGCCACGTTCGGCCAACAGTTCGCAAACGAGGTAATCTTCACCATCACCGCTGGCGCAACCCCCTGCGTGGCTGGCGACTCCTTCACCATCACCGTTGTCGCCAACGCCGGCCGCGTACAACTGGATGGAACCAAGGGCAATTGCAAAGCCGTCTGGGAGCAGACCGGCGGTCCCAACGGCGTCGCACTCGCCGTCCGCATCGTTAACTAGCTTCTCGCTTCTAACCTCCGGCCATTCAGCCGAATCCGATGGGCCCCAGCGTTTTGATTAACGCCAGGGGGCCCATTTCTTTGGAGTTCACAAATGAAAAGAACTATCACGATCGGCGATGGCCGCACGGTTCAAGTGGATGAAGCGCGGTATCTCGCTTTCGACTCCCTGAGCCGCGATCCTCGCTTTTTGGCCGAGCTGTGCAGCGGAGGCCAGATTCAGGGCCGTGACTCGCAGGAAGCCATGGCCTTTATCATCAGCCAGCTCGCTTACACCGAGTCCACCGTTTTCGAAGTTCAGTACATCCCCCAGCAATACAAAGAGCTGATCCCCGTCACCAACGAAGCGGGCGAGTGGGCCGATACCATCCGCTTTGAAGTCTTCGATTACGCCGGCCGTGGCAAGCGCTCCAGCGGCAAGGGACGCGACATCAATGAAGTCGACGTTGCCTACGCCGACCAGAGCTTCCCCGTGTACAACGGCGACATCGGTTACAGCTACACCACGGAAGAACTTCGCCGCACCGCGTTCCTTCGCCGCCCCATCAGCGAGCTGAAGCTCCGCGCAGGGCTCGAAGGTTACGAGCGCCACATGAACGAAGTCGGCCTGTTCGGCGAGAGCAATCTCACCGGGCTGTTCAACTCCGCTTTCGTCCCGCAGTCCAACGCGCCCAACGGCAACTGGATCGCCGGCCTGGTGGCCAACCCCACCACCTACATCCTCAAGGTGCTGCAGGACGTGAACACCTTGATCTACAACATCTGGGCGGGCTCGCTGTTCAACGACATGCCGACCGATATCGGCCTGCCGCCCGCGGAGTTCAACTTCCTGGCGACCACGCTGGTTGTGATCAATGGCGTCGCCACCACCAAGACCCTGCTGCAGCAGCTTGCCGAGACCAACCTGGCCACCGCGCAGTATGCCAAGAAGGTCAACTTCTTCCCCGGCTTTGGCCTGGACACCCAGGGCGTAGGCGGTACCACCCGCATGATCGGCTATGTAAAGAATCCGCTTCGCCTGATCATGCATGTCCCGATGCCGTTGCGCTTCCTGGCTCCTCAGCTTCTGGGCCTCTCGGTGCAGATCCCCGGCGAATACAAATACAGCGGCGTTGTCTTCCGCTATCCGAAGTCGGCCGGTTACATGGACGCCGTCTAGTCCGCGCAACAAGCGGCACCTCCTGGACTGGGAGGGGAGAACCTGCCCCTCCCGATTTTCAGGAATGAGCACAACTGAACACGAAGCGCTTACCCAACAAAAAGCAACCAGGAGACTGCACCCATGGCAAAGATCATCTTGCAGAACAACCGCACCCACGACATCACGATTCACCTGGCCGGCGACAACAATCTTGTTTCATCGGTCAAAATCCCAGCCGCCAAGCAGAATCCGGAAGACCGCGAAAAGATCGTTCCGGGCAAGGCCGAGGCAGACGCCGATTTGGTAGCCGCGGCGCGCAAGAAGTTCCCCGTTGTGAACCACTACTTCACCGAGGGTTGGCTGAAGGAAGTCAGCGGCTCCGGCTCCCCGGTAAACGCCGGCGCGTCCAGGAAGAGCTAATTCATGGCGCCCATGACGGTGACCCCGAGCAGCTTTCAGGCACAGTTCCCCGAGTTCGCAAGCACGCCGCAGACGCTGATTCAAACCTGGCTCACCGCGTCTGTGCCGTTCTTCAACACCGATCGCTGGGACGACCTGCTTGACCTCGGGGTCGCCTACTGGGTGGCTCACCAGATCGTTGCCGCGCAACAGAACGCCGCGGCGCAGACGACTGACGACACGATTATGCAAAAGGAAGGCGACGTCAGTTACCAGCGCGACTCTGTGCTGGTCAACCGCATCGCCGACAACCCGTATCTGAGCACCCCATACGGCAAGCAGTACCTGTACTACATGAAATTCGTCGGCGCCGGCGGGATCGCGCTGTGAGCCATGCGCCTGCGGCCGGCAGCGCGGCCCTATCGCGCGTTACCAGGCTAGAGGGGCACTGATGGCTAAAGGCGTCAAGATCACCGCAAAGCTGGTGAAGGACATCAGCGCCAGCACCTTCAGCTCGCTCAAAGAGCGCGCGGCCGTCGACAAAAAGTACGTTAAGGTCGGCATCCCCGCCAGTAAGACCGAGCCCGGCCCGGAAGGTACGCCGCTGGCTCTGATCGGCATGGTGATGGAGTTCGGCAGCCCGAAGATGGGCGTGCCTGAACGTCCGACCCTGCGGCCTGGTGTTCGCAAAGGCGCTCCGGACTTCAAGCGGCTCAACCGCGTCAACCTGATGAAGGTTCTGCGCAAGCAGATGAGCGCCGACAAGGCGCTTGGCCAGCTCGGCGCCATGGCGGTAGGCAAAGTACAAGCCGAAGTCCGCAGCGGCGATCACCAGGCGCTGGCGGCGGCCACCATCGAAGCCCGCAAAGCCAGGCTCAGCCCGAAGTACCGGGCGCGGTTGGAAGCAAAGCTATCGAAGAAGGCCGGCGAGCCGGTACCGCTCGAGCTGGACAAGCCGCTCATCGACACCGGGCACTTCATCCAGGGCTTCACCTATGAGCTTGTGGACAAGGAATCGAAATGAACGGCATCGACGTCTCGCGCGTGGTCAACAATCCGAGGCTGCAGGTCGATGGCGGATTTCAGGTCGTGCGCAACGTCTACGACTACGCCAACGAGGGCGAGTGGACGCTGGCGGCCACCGAGACCTATACGTACACCGGCGATGTGTGCCCCGCCCCGCAAGCGGACAAGGTGAAGTATCTCCCCGAGGCGCAGCGCGCGGAGATGGCGGTCACGGTGCATTGCACCCAGCCGCTTTACATGGCGGACGGCAACGGGCAAGAGGGCGACATCGTCGTCTGGCGTGGCAATTCCTACCGGGTGCAGTTCTCTAAGCCGTACCGGAGTTACCACTTCGCGATCGCGACGCGCTTCGTTCCAGGAGCGGGCCATGCCGATTGACCTCACCGTCCTCGAGCCGGCGTTCCGGGCCACGATTCGGACGCTTTTGGGCATGCCCGCAAATTCGGTCAAGCGCGCCAACCAGTTCAACCCTCCACCCGCCGGCGACCAGGCAACGCCGTTTGCCACCGTTCTAGTGAGCGAAGTTGGCGGCGAGGGTTGGGACGATGTGACATACGCCAACGCAGGCTTTGGGCAGGATGGCTTCGGCGAAGGGAACGAGGACGACAACGTCATCGAGACGATCACCGGCATCCGGCACTTCACCGCCTCGATCCAGTTCTTTCGCGGCAACGCTAAATCGCAGGCCATGCGCCTGAAGACTCTGCTGCAATCCACGGCAGCGATCCAGCAGTTGCAAGCCGCCGGCATTGGACTCGGCAAGCTTGGCGACGTGCGGGATCTCTCGCAGGTTGTCGATACCTACTACGAATCGCGCGCGCAGCTCATTGTCGAGTTCTGCGCCATCAACCAGGAGACCGCGACGGTTGCCACTTTCGGCAGCTTCCCACTCTCCATCACCACAGATTCCACCGATTAAATCGAGGTTTCCGAATGTCAATTCCTACTTCCAACGTGGTTCAACTGTCGGTGAGTGTTGCCGCGCAGGCAAAGTCGGTTAACGGCTTTGCCGCCATGCTGCTGCTCGGCATCAGCTCGGTGCTTCCCATCGGCAACCGTCTGCAGCCGTTCAACAGCCTGGATGAGGTGATAGCCACCTTTGGTTCCGAAGCGCCCGAAACCTTGGCCGCCACGCCTTACTTCGAGCAGTCTCCCCAGCCTGCCACTCTCTTCATCGGCCGGCGCTTCAACGCCGCGGTACCGGGCGAACTGCTTGGCTCGCAAGCGCCGGACACCACGCTCGCCGACTACACGGCCATCGCTACTGGCGCGCTCACTCTTATGGTGGACGGCACAGCGGTAAATCTGACCGGCATCAACCTGACCGGCCTGGCCAACCTCAGCGCGGTGGCTGCTGCTGTGCAGACCAAGCTTGTGGCCGTAAAGGCCGGCTCAACCTGTATCTGGACCGGAACGCAATTCATCATCCGTAGCGGCACCACCGGCACCACATCGAGCGTTGGGTTCTGCACAGCTCCAGGCGTAGGTGTCGATCTGAGCCCGCTCATGGGCTTGGTCGCGGGTTCGGGCGCAATCAGCACGCCGGGTCAAGCGGTTGAGACGATTCAGCAGACGCTGGCCAACATGCAGGGCCTCTCTGCGGCATGGTTCTACTTCACCTTCACCTCCGAGGTGCTCTTCGCCGATATCATGAACGCCGCGGCTTGGGCCCAAGCGAATCAGGTGATGGGCGGCCAGACGATCACGAGCGGCGTTGCCTTCCTGGCCGACATCACGCAGAACCCCGGCGCGGCTTGCGACGAGCTCGATTACTCGAACTTCGTCTTCCAATACGATCCGGTCGATCCCTACGCCATCTGCTCGTTCTTCGGGCGCTGCGTCACCGTGAACTATGACCAGCCGGACTCGACCATCTGCCTGAAGTTCAAGCAGGAGCCCGGCATGACGCCGTTGAACCTGTCTCCGAACCAGCAGGCGCAGCTCGAAGCCAACAACATCAACTACAACGCCTTCTTCGGCGATAACAACGCAATGATTGCCGAGGGCGTGGTCGCCAACGGCCGCTTCGTGGATGAGGTTGTGGGCCTGGCCTGGCTGCAGTGGGCGGTCCAGAACGACATCTTCGCTTATCAGTACGCGGCTAGGAAGATCCCGCAGACCGACAAAGGCGTCGCGCGTATCCGGCAGGTTATTACCAAACGCATGGACAGCGCGGTCGCAAACGGACTGCTCGCTCCCGGTACGTGGGAGGGCGAGGAGATCGACGGCACCGACGGCACCGCGATCGTGAAACAGGGTGACTTCCTCAAGAACGGCTACATCGTCTACGCCGCGCCGGTATCCACGCAGACGCAAACCAAGCGCGCCAGCCGCATCTACGACCTGTTCACCGTCGTCGCCAAGGGCGCGGGCGCGATCCAGGACGTTGGCATCGCCATGACGTTCGAGGCGTAAAACACTTCAAGGCCATAAGGAGCTCCAGTGAAGAACTTTTCGTTTTTAACCAACATCCTCGTGATTGGCGGTGTGGAGATCACAGGCTGGGCCGAAGGCGACGATGTCATCAGCGTCAAGCGCCTGGCCGATTCTGCCAGCCACAAGGTTGGAGCCGGCGGCGACATGATGGTCGCTCAAAGCGCCGACCGCAGCGCCGAAATCACCTTCAAGCTACAGCAGACTTCCAGCTCCAACGCATATATGCAGGGCCTGCTCGACATGCAGGAGGCGGGACCGTACACGTTCGCGCCTATCCCTGTGCTCTTCCAGGACACCTGGCGCAACGACATCGCCGAGGCTTCGGCGGGGTACATCAAGCGGGAGTCCGATCTGCAACGCGGCACGGGCGGCAACACTCAGGAATGGACCTTCATCGTCGAAAGGCTCAGCCAGGAATTCGGAGCTAACTAACGCCCGTGGCGGGCAGCACAGCGTTACCCCACTCAAACATTTTCAGATTATGAATAGAGGGTAGTTACAGTATGGCAACCATCGAAAAGATCGGGGGCCGGACGTATTCGTTCGGTCCCATGCCAGCCTCTAAGGCGCTGCGCGTCGAAGTCGCGATCGCGCGCGTCATCGGCGAGCCGCTCTTCAAGGCCCTCACCGGCAACGACCCATCCATCGGCAATAAAAAAGAGCAGATGAAGCAGATGGGTATGGCCGCCGTGGGCATGATGACCTCGCGCATGGACGCCGACGAGCTGCTTGTCACCATGCAGGCCGTCTTCGACCATATCTCGGTGGATGGCCAGCCGATCGTCAATATCGACGCCGCCTTCACCGGCCGCAACAAGGAACTCTGGCAGGTTTTTATTAAAGGGCTGCAGGTAAACTTTGCCGATTTTTTCGACGGGCTCGCCTCACTTTTACCCCCCGATGCGATGTCGATGTTAAAGCCATCGAGCCCGCAAACATCGACTGGTACATCTTCCGGCCGATAATGCGCGACCCGCCGCTCTGCTCTCTACGGGAGCTGCGCGACGGTACTTACACCATCTGCGATCTCGCAGACTTCCACGAAGCCATGGACACCGAGGCAGAATACCGCCGGCGTCTCGAAGCTAAGACCAAGAAGTAGGAGTTGGACCCATGTCGATCAATGAAGACGTTCTCGATAAGTTCTGGGTCGCGCTCGGCTTCCAGGTCGATAACGAGGGCATCGATAAGTTCCAGCGAAAGACCGAGGAACTGAAGGCAGCGGCGCTCCGCCTGGGCGCGGTCTTTGCTGGCGCGGCCGTTGGCATCGGACTGATGGTGGAGAAGGTCGCCGATCACATGGGCGAGCTACAACACTTTGCAGAGCTGAATAAACTCTCGGCAAAAGAAGTTGCTGCGCTGAACCGCGTCGGCGAAGACAACCTGATTACCAATGAGGCGATGGAGAGCAGCATTCAATCGCTGAACGTCAAGACCGGCGAGGCGGTCGCGGGCGTCGGCCGCGGCGCGATGATCTTTAAGAAGTTCGGATTGGAAGCCAAAGACGCGCAGGGCCATACCAAGAGTTTTAACACCATTCTGGGCGACGTCGCCGCCAAGATGCAGAAGATGAGCCGGCAGGCGAACATGGCCATGGCCGCGCGCCTGGGACTCGACCCCAAGATGGTCCCGCTGCTGGAAAAGGGCAAAGCGTATCTCGATCAGCTCACCGGCGAGGCCGAAAAAGCCATTCCGTTCAGTGAGGAAGATTACGAGCGCGCGCTAAAAGTGGACATTCTGTTCATGAAGGCCAAGCGCACCGTGGGCCTGTTCGCCTCGCAGATTGCCGTGGCCCTGATGCCGGTTGTGCAAAAGGCTCTGGAAAAGTTCATCGCCTGGTTCAAGGCCATGCGCTCGGACACCGCCAGCACCTTCAACAAATCGCTGCACGTGATGGCCTTCACCGCAGAGACTCTCTTCGCGTGGTTCACGCGCTTGGTGGACGTTCTTACCAGCGCCGGACATTGGATGGGCCAGTTCAAAATCGCATCGTGGGGAGCCAAGGCTGCCGTGGCAGCGCTGATTGCCTACCAGGTCGGAACGTGGGCCACCGGAGCTGCGCAAGCGGTAGGACTACTCGTGAAAGCCATCTGGTCCATGGACGGCGCATCAGCCGCGCTCAATGCCACGCTCATGGGTGGGTGGCTGATGATCGTCGCCCTGATCGCCGACGACATCTGGAACTGGTACCACGGCAATGAATCGGTGATCGGCCAGCTCGATAGCAAATACCCGCACGCGCTCCAACTCGTCGGCCTTGCGATCGGAGTACTTGGCGGCGCATTCGTTATGTTGAAGTGGCAGGCCATTACGTCGCTCGCTGCGATGGTGGCACCGCTGATTCGGACGATAGTCCTGTGGTACGCGATGGGCGGAGCCACGTGGGCCGCGCTGGGCCCGGTCCTCGCGATT